AAGCGCCATCGCGAAAGAACCAAACATAGCTTGGCCCGAACATCAACGTATAAGCTTGCTCTGTGTTGTATACAAACCGAACGAGCTTCGCATCTTCCGAGCTGGATTTAGGTTCCACAATGTATTTAAAGCCTGGTCGCTTGCGAGCACCACCATGCGGAACAACCACAAAGTTCGTGATCTCATAGGCCGCGTTACGATATTTCTCGATATCGACACGGCCTCTTAGCCTTGGGGTAAACTCGCCGGCAGTGAAGTTCGTGATGAGTGTTGCTGTTCTTGCCATCAGAGACGACTATTCACCCATATGCTCGCCTCGAATGAACGCGGCACGCCTTCCTGACTGTCTGCCGTTCGCGCTTCTCTTAACTTGCGCTCGGCGACTTCCCACAATCCTTGTACGCCTGTCATTGACTTCTTGGACGCGGCTGCAAGTTCTGCGCTCATGCGTGCAATCAAAGCATCAATAAACAGATCATCATATTTGCTGATGTCTTCTTGCCTAAAGACGTATTCGATTTTTACCGTTGCATCGTTTGAAACAATGAACCCGGACTCTAGTCGATAATCTGGTTGCCCATCATGGAATTCATTGTTTGCTGACGCTGATGGTGTGTCAATGTTAGTCCGGACTAGCCGGAGAAAGTCATCCGGCAATACGTGCTTATAGGTGTATTCCCAATCTGGCGTTTCGGTTGATAGCGCGAGCGTTGAACGCTTTACTGCGAAGTTCCAGAAATGCCCGCGAAGCATGGCATCACGGGCTTGAGGGTAAGCAATCTTGCATCGGCGAGCGACTTCTGTCCCTTGATCTAGAGAAGTTATCGTTGTCTCGCCGATGCGCTGCAAGGCTAGGTTGCAGATTTCCGTATCAGATGTGATCTGGCTCATTCACCTAGCCTCAAAGCTTAGTCGTGCAGATAGAACAGGCACCCGGCGATGGTGTCTGTGTCTGCGATTGCGGTGCTTGCGCTTGTTGCTCGGATAACAACACCATCTTTGGATTCAAATACTTTGGTGTATCCTGTCGCCGCCAAGCCTGCGAGCGTGGTCAACTCCTCAAAGCCGATCACGTCCGCACTATCAACAGAGATGCCATCAATCAAACCGTCTGGATCAGCAGTAACAGCCGAGCCGTCTAGGTCTGTATAAGCATCAAAGCCGAGATCAAGCGTCGCTGATGCCGTCGTCCAGTTCACATAGAGCCATGAGGACGGCAACAGCAGCCGAACCCGGCCCGCTGGAAGCTTAACCAAAGCAACAGATGAGCCAGAATCACCGGCACCTGATTGCGTATGCTCGAAATACATTCCGCGCACACGGCCTTTCCAATCGCTAGTTTCATTGTTCACCGCTGGTGTAGTGGTGAAAATGTTAGCGTATTGCGTGCTTTCTTGAGTAGTTACAGCCATTGTTATCTACTCCCCTTAAGCGTCAGTCGTTGGAGAAGCACCAGGGTCACATTCGATGTAACCGACACGCTCTTCTTCCATGCGAGTTGCGCCAATTGACATGCAGCAATAGACTTGCGTTGCATAGCCTTTGTCGTCTCGTTCCGTGACGCGGGTTTTCATGTCCTTACCAATCGACAAGAGCATTCCGGACTTAGTCCAGTAAAGCACCTTATCATCGCCGTTGGCATCCACACCGATGCGTTCCGTTGGGATCATGGTGAAACCGCCGTACCGAGCGATATTACCTTCAACCAGCGGCTTTATGCTGTTGTAGTCAGCGTTTGCCACACGCTCATCTTTCATCAAGCTTTCTGCCTGACGAGCATTCACAACCATGAACATTTCTTCGTCGGGGTCGACGCTGTTCTCAAGTAGGTTGCGCTTAGCCCGTAGGATCTTCGCGACGTTCAAACCAGTGTCAGCCGCACTAACGCCTGGCCAAACGGTCTGAACATCAACAACCATTGAGGCATCAAAGGCTGTTTGTGTTGATCCACTTTCTCCAGTGTATGCCGTGCCGTCCGCTGCTGCGATGATCACGTCATCCATTGAGCGGCCCAAGGCATACATCGCAGCCGTAGCGTACGGTGACGATGGATCGATGAGCATACGGATACGATCTTGTTCGTCGATCAGATCCGCCCACTCCCAATCTTCAAGCGACACACGCCGACGGGCGTGCGGCGTATCCATTCGAGGCGTGTCAGCATGACGTGACGTCCTGCGTTGCGCCTGAGTAGCGCCGATTTGTTCGTAGAAAGCGTTCTTGCCGACCTGTGTTTCATTACGGACGGCGGAGCGCAAGCGCGAGCCTTTTTGCTGAACCAGATGATAAACATTGGCTCTATATTGCTCGACGTGCGCCGTTGTTACCTGAGTAGACATAGCTACCAAGCTCCTAAACGGTTGTTGTCAAGGGTGAACCGGATTACCTGCGAATGCAGATCCGTACTGTTTACTGGCGCTTGCGGTAGGCTCGCTAACGGACCCTTTCGGGTTGCCCGTACCTCAGACCAAGTCGCAAAGAGCTATAGGCGTCACCTGATCACGGGTGCGTTGCCGTACAGCTGATTATTCATCGCCGTAAGTTCTCTCACGCGTCGATCATGCTCCGGATGACTGCTGTCATACAAAGCCGCGCTATGTTCTTCACGGTACGATGAAATCTGATTTTCTAAATCGGCTGGTGTTGCCTGCTGAGCATGACCACCAACCAACGATGTCTCGCCGCCCATGTCCTTGCCGATACGGCCAAAGACTTTGAGCATGTTGGGATCATTACCAAGCCCGGTTTCATCCAAGCGCTTTAGGAATTCTGGTGTTGCGTAGGTGCGCAAGGCTGATTTCGCTTGGCCAACAAACTGGTCATAGGCCGGACCCTGCTCTAGCCTCAGTGAGCGTTCAGCCTCTTGCCGTGCGTGCTCTTGTGCCCGCGTGGCGTCAGCGTGCCGTTGCACCATCAATTGATAGTAGCTTTTGTGCAGTGCCTTGGCTTGGCGATCGTTCAAGCCCGCCTGGTGCACTGTTGTTCTGAAATAATCTTCACCGGCTGTATCGTGTTCCATGCCTTGAGGCATTTCGATTTGCTCGAATTCATAGCCGGTCGGCTCTTCAGGACGTCCGAGCTTCGTATAAACCGTGTCCCAATCTTCATCTGTTTTCGGCGCAGGGATGTTGTCGCCCATCTGCCGCTCAAGATTGACGTAGCTTGATGCTAGCGCTTCTGTGGTCGAAAACTTCTCCAAAGCCGCTTGGCCCTGAAGTTCAACTGGAAGGCTCGCGCGCCAATCATCGCCATCGTACTGCGGTGCCGGCTGCTCCATACCCGGAACGCCGCCAGCCTCAACCATACCGGGGTTGATGCCTGCATCTTGTGCAAGCCCTTCCGTGAGTAGTGTTCCGCCGCCTGCATCAACGTCGCTCATCATTTAGCCTCATGAGATTATCTAAGATGTTGAAATCACTCTGCGCAGATTGCACAAAGTCGGTTGGTTGCAAGCTCAACATATGAACGATATGCAAAGCCAATTGCCGCTTGCCTTCTTCTCTCGCTGCCTCGATTGGATCGACTGTCGCAATCGGGCTGTAGAGATTGGCTTGTGCGAAGATGTCGGCAAAGACCGCTTGGCCGTCCGGATCGTTGTAGATGCCCTGATATTTCTCAGACATCACCTTGTCATGCAGCGTTGGCACCGGCCATACCTCCGACAAGCTCCTGAATCTGAGCGGGATCAATGTTCATTTGCTCGGCAATCGCCCCGACTTGACCTTGCACATTGGGATCAGCTGCCGCCTGTGGCGCAGCGCCCATCAATGCCTGTAGATCGACGCCACCTGATTGAGCTGCATTCGCCATCGTGGCCATGGCATCCGCCCCTTGTGCTGCCATCTCAACACCTGGTTTCATGGCTTGCATCTGGCGCATTTGCGCCTCTTGCTGCTGACGCTCTTCTAGCTCATCATCTGGCCTCAACACATCCGGATCGTTATTCCAGACTTCAAACCACAGCTTGCGATAGAGCTTATCGAGATCCGTGTTGCGATCGATCACAGCTAATCCAGGCTCGTTCATCTGAGCGAACATGCCCAGAACCTGATTGATACCGCGCATTGAGCTTTGCTTTTGGACGTTGGCCAGCGGTGACACGTACTCCACCGTGAATTGCTGATTGCCGGCATTCTCTGGCGGTTCTGGTAGCTCTTGCTTGCGGTTGAGCATGCCGTACACGCGATCAATCAAGCGTCCGAGTAGTTCACCCTCGAGACGTCCAACAAGCGGCCCCATGAGCCTCATACGCTCTTGTTGTCGTTGCTCTACTTCATAGGCGGTCTGTTCGCGGGACGATTGGTATGTTTGAACCACATCAACATAGAAGCTCTGTCGGATCCGATCGCGTATGCCTTCCATGGCTTCATTCACAAACTGGATGCCTTGCAAGCTGACTGGATGTTGCTGAATTTGCCGATCACCGCGATAGTAGTTAATTCCACCTGGGATGGTTCGGACTGGCCCTTGATATCCCTCGTCTGGTAGCCACAACGGCGGGTCAATTGCCTTCTGTAGCGCCTTGATCATCGCCAGCATCATGCTGTTGAGCATTTTGATATCTGGCAATGCTTCCATTGCTGGTGATCGGCCATACGTCTCGCCGGCATACAGCGACCATCTCGGCACTAGGTAAGGGAATTCCGGAAAGCCTGACTCACTGAGCTTGTGCAGTCCGTCTTCTTCAAAATAACAAGAGCCATAAGGCATCTGAGACGGCGCTTTGACGTTGGGATCTCTGAATTCTCGCGGATAT